TAATTAAGTGTGGGCTTCGGCCCACACAAAATTTAAGGAGAAAATATGTCAGGATATACAAGTGATCAACTCGTAGCCAATGCTACAGCAGATGGACAAATGGTTCCTACAGGACAAAGAGCTAGAATGACAGGTATACAAGCTGAAGGAGCTGCTGGATCTAAAATAGTTTTTAAATCTGGTGGAGCAGCGGGAAGTGTAATAGCTACATTTGAATTTGGAACAGAAGGAATAGATTTTTATGTTCCTGGTTCTGGAATTTTATTTGAAGAGGGAATCTATTTAGATTTAACCGCTACACCAAGTGTTACTATAACATTTACGTAGGAGTAAAATTGTGGCTACAATAACTTACACAGTAACCGTAGCAACGGGGACTAATCAATATGGTACCGGTAATAAATATTATATTAACGGAGAGGCCAACGTTGTCTTATATTTACAAGAAGGCAACACTTACATTTTTGATCAGTCTGACTCTACAAATACAGGTCACCCTTTTAGATTTTCAACTACTGCAAATGGAACACACGCTACACCAGCAGGTGTAGAATATACAACTGGAGTAACAGCAACAGGAACTCCAGGTGCTTCAGGAGCAAACACAACAATAAATGTTGCACCAGTTAGAACTACAGGCGCACCTTTATTATTTTATTACTGTACAGTTCATAGTGGTATGGGTAATACTGCACAAACTATTTCACCAACTTCTGAAACTACAGAGTTTAACCCACAAATAGATGACATTATAGAAGAAGCATTTGAGAGAACAGGTGTTAGAGGAACTAGAACAGGTTATCAATTAAGATCAGCAAGACGATCTTTAAATATAATGTTTCAAGAATGGGGTAATAGAGGTGTACATTTATGGAAAGTAAAACTAGCTAAAGTTCCATTAGTGGAAGGACAAGCAGAATATAATTATGCAGCTGACTCTAATAATTTTCCACAAGACATTAGTGATGTATTAGAATCTTTTTATAGAAATAATACAGATACAGCAAATCCAGTAGATATTGCATTAACTAAAATTGATAGATCAACTTATTCACAAACACCAAACAAATTAGCAAAGGGAACTCCTTCACAATATTATGTTGAGAGAAGATTAAATCCTACTATATTTTTATATACAACACCAAGCTCAAGTACATCAAGTACAGTTACACCAAGTAATTTTCAATTTTGTTTTTATTACTTATCAAAAATTCAAGATGTTGGAGCATACAACAATACTTCTGATGTCGTAAATAGATTCTATCCTTGTATGATGTCTGGTCTAGCTTATTATTTAAGTTTAAAATATTCACCAGATAGAAGTCAAGAATTGGAAAGAAGATATGAAAGTGAATTGTTAAGAGCATTAGATGCAGACAATCAAGGTACTTCTACTTTCATTTCACCACAAACATTTTATGGAGATGGAGTATAATGGGTAGATACGCATCAGGTAAAAGAGCATTAGCAATTTCTGATAGATCAGGAATGGCATTTCCATATTCTGAAATGGTTAGAGAGTGGAATGGATTTTTAGTTCACAATTCAGAGTATGAACCAAAGCAACCACAACTTGAACCAAAACCAGTTGGTTCAGATCCACAAGCTTTACTTAATCCAAGACCACAACCTGCATCCGTTGAAAGTTTAATACTTTTAGATAATAATCCTTTTGAAACTATTGTTAATAGTGTTGATGGTAATACTTATATAAATGTTTATTCAGAAGATCATCAAAGAGCAGCTGGTTCAATTGTAAGATTTAGAGGACCACCAGAAGTAATTACTGCTGGACCAGGTGGGGATAGTGATGATACTACAAATTTACAACAGTTTGCAAACATACCTACATTTGCTGGCGTAAGTGATATTGATTCAGCAAACGGTTTTACAATTCAATTAGGACAAATAAATAAATATGGAATTGTTACTGGTAGTACCACTAATGATGTGCTAACTAATCCTATAAATTATTTTTATTTTCAAAGTGCAGATAATGCTACTTTGCACGGAGTAAAAGGTGGTGGAAACAATTGCTCTGCAGGACCAGTAACACTTGAGGTAGTAAACGGATAATGGCATACACTTTAGATAACTTAAGAACAGATATTAGAAATTATACAGAAGTAGATAATGGTTCTACTACACCTAAAGTTTTAACAGACTCTGTTCTTGGAACTATAATTAAAAATGCAGAAAATAGAATTGTAAGAAATATTGATACTGATCAAAATGTATTTTACGCAACATCAAATGCAATTGTTGGAAACAGATATGTAACTATTCCAGATAATTTAAGAGCAATTAGATATGTACAATTTAAAGATCAGGCTGGAAATCAGTTTTATTTAGAACAAAGAGACACTAGTTTTATTGCAGAATACTACTCTACACCTGGTACATCTGGTGTGGATATTCCAAAATACTATGCAAATTGGGATGAAGAATTCTGGGTATTGGCTCCAACACCTGATAAAACTTATGAAATTACACTGGCTTATGACAAAGAACCAGAGAGTATTACAGATACAACATCTACACCTGCTCCAGCCACAGTTGGAACTTATCTATCAAATAAATATCAAGATTTACTTTTATATGGATGTCTGGTAAATACATATGCATACTTGAAAGGCCCGCAGGATATGTTACAATACTATCAACAAGCTTTTAATCAAGCATTAGAATCGTACGCTATCGAGCAAATCGGTATCAGACGCAGAGACGAATATCAAGATGGTGAAGTTCGCGCTCAACTTAACGTTAAACCACCATCAAGTTAATTAAGGAGATAAAAAAATATGGCAAACATAATCCCATTTAGTTTTAGAGGTGCCCTCTTTTCTGGACAGCACGATTTCCAGGCATCAGGAGGAAACACTTTTAAATTTTCTTTATACACAACTAATCCTTATACAACAGCATCAACAGTTGCTTTACTAGGAACTGGAAATGGCGAAGTAGATACAACAGGTGGAACTAACTATTCTGTAAAAACATTAACTAATAATGGAGTTGCATCTAGTACAGCTGTTGCTTCAGTAGACTTTGATAATGTTAGTTATACTTCAGCATCTTTCACTGCAGCTTTTGCAGCGATTTACAATACAGATACAGTTGATGGTACACAAGATAGATTAGTAGTGGTTTTAGATTTTGGTGGCGACAAGACAGCAACGAACGGTACTTTTACTGTTACGTTTCCTGATCCTGCTACACCTGCTAATGCAATTATTAGTATGAGTTAAGGAGAAAATTTATGGCTTTAGTAATAAATGATAGAGTAAAAGAAACTAGTACAACACAAGGCACAGGTGACATTACACTTGCAGGTGCATCAACTGGTTTCGTTACATTTAATAGTGGTATTGGAACTTCCAATACAACTTATTATACTATCTTTGAACAAGGCACTAATAACTTTGAAGTAGGTTTAGGAACTCTTTCAGCTTCTACAACTTTACAAAGAGATACAGTTTTAAGTAACTCTGCAGGTGATACTAGTAAAATAAATTTTAATTCAGGTGGTTCAAGTACACTAGATGTATTTTGTACAATGCCTGCAAGTAAATCAGTATACTTGGATGGCTCCGGCGATCCGGTAGGAGCAGCATCTGCTGGCTTTGCTTTAGCAATGGCGGTTGCGTTATAAATAGGAAATAAATATGGCACAAAATTTTAGAAATAACTTACAAAGAAACGTTGGAACAGCTCCTGTTACTTTAATAACAGGTGGAGACTTTGATGCTGTTATTGGTATCAGAATCTGTAACACTAGCGCTTCTACTGTCTTGGCTAGTTGTCAGATTGTAAATGGAGGAAACGATCACTTTCTTGCAAAGAATGTTAGTATTCCACCAAACTCTGCAATCGAATTAATTCAAGGCGGTGCAAAAATTGTGTTGGCAAATGGTGATGTACTTAAAGCTCAAAGCGATACCGCTTCGTCTTTAGATATTATTACTTCATTTATCGACGATATTAGTTCATAGGAGGAATAATGACGGCAATAGTAAATGGAATCCAATACATAGGAGGCGGAACAGCCCCTGACGAATTTATAAAAAATCAAGCAGGTACAATTGATGGTACTCAAACTGTTGAGAACGGTGTATTAGCAGGACCTATTACTATACCTGGTACAATAACAGTAACAGGGACTTTAGTAATAGTATAATGTCAAAAATAGAAGTAGATGCAATAGATAAACAAAGTGGTTCAACCTTAACTTTAGGTGGATCAGGCACAGCAGTTACACTTGCGTGCGGCGCTACTCAAACAGGTTTTGGTAGAGAAGGTTCTGTAAACTGGGACACCACTGCAAAAACAGCAGGGTTTACAGGTGTTAGTGGTAATGGATATTTTA